TTCCAGGCGGGTGTTGAGGATCAGCTCAGCACCGGTGCGGGTGGCCGCAGCGCGACCACGAGCACCAGCAGCGACGGCGCCCACCAGGACGGTGGCGGCGTCGATCGTGTAGCCCCTTCGGGGGGCGAGACCAGTAGAACGTGCCATTGGGTTACCTCAGGTGAATCAGGGGATCAGGCCACCACGGCCGCGTCGGTGACGCCGTGCAGTCGAGCTGCAGAGCGGCCGTTGTAGACAGCCATGCCGCAGTACCACTCGATGCGGGTGCGATCGACAGGTGCATCAGGCACTTCACCCAGAGCACGAACGGAAGGACCGAACTGCCCACGAGCGCGACCTTGAATGGCAGTGGTGAGCAGGTCACCCATCGCCACGCAGTAGATCGAGGTGCTCGAGCTGGTTTCAGTGAACGGCTGGATCAGCTGGTTTTGAGCGTTGACGTCGGTGACGATGATCGGCACATCCCCGTACTGCGTCACGCGACGGCCGAAGCTGTCGAGCTCGTAGTTGATGAAACCACCGATGCTGGAGTTACGGCTGGCGGTATTGAGCCGGCGCCGCATCTTCTTGTTCATGATCAGCACCTTGTTGCCGCCGAGAGCGTCAACAGCGTCGATCAGTTCATCCAGCGCGGACAGCGAGAGAGCACCACCCATGCTGATTGCCTGGGAGCTGCCGGTATTGATGCGGCGCTTCAGACCATCAAAGGCACGGGGGTTGAGGGTTTCATCACCGTTGATGAAATGATCCTCAAAGGTCATCCGCATCGAGGTGACCTTCATGCGCACCTGATCGCCGACGGTGTCGGGACCACGCATGTCGATGATGCTGGTGTCGACGTCAACTTCAGCACCGAGCACCTTGAGACGCTCGGACTGGGGGTTGAGGATGCCGTAGGAAGCATCGAGGGTTTCGTTGATACCACGGAATCCCACGCTGGGGAGCTCCTGTTCAACGTCGTAGAAGACGCCTTCACCTTCCACATCCTGGAAGGGGATGACGCGCATCAGCTCGCCTTCAGCGAGTTCACGAATGACAGCGAGGCGTGCGGGGTCGCGTTCGGACTTGGCCGCCTCCAGAAGGGTAAGGCCCATCGAAGTATCGGGGGGAAGGGTTGATGAAGGTGTGCGGCGTCACGCCTGTGCCGGGGAGGCATCGCGCCTCCCTGTTGTCTGAAGCTGCCGGCAGCGGTTAAGCCGTTCGGCGTTTGGCACCGAAGCTGCTGCGGAACAGTTCGCTGGTCGTCACCTTGTTCAGATCAGCGGTGCTGCTGACGCGGCCATCACGTCCGACCCTGGCACCACCACCAGCGCCGTATTCCGGCTGGAAGTGCATCCCGTGAACAGGATCTTTGCGCAGCCGGCTGAAGTATTCGCGTGGTGTGAGCCGTTTGCCGGATTCCTCATCCAGCACCGGATCACCATCACGATCGACGATGTAGAGACCGGTTTTATCCTTGGCAAAGGATGATCCGAAGACCTGCCAGATGTAGTCAAACGGCGTGCGGCCATCGATCGTCGATGCTTCGGTGCTGCCTTTGGCTGCCAAGAACTCACGCTCGGTTTCAAGCCGTAGTGCTTCGCGTTCTGCAGCGGAGGTCTTCTGCTGCAGTTCACCGGTGAGCCGTTGGAGCTGCTCCTGGAACTTGCGCTCCTGTTCCTTCAGCCTGAGTTCAGCCTGCTGCTCAATCAGCTGTCGCTGCTGCTCGGCGGCTTGCGCCTTGGCGACAGCATCCTCAACGGCTTTCGGATTGGTCTGGCCCAGTTCACGGAGCTGCGCTTCGAGCTGCTTGCGTTGGGATTCCTCGCGGCGGCGCTGCTCGCGTTCCTTGGCCAGTGCGCCCTTCAGGCGTTCCAGGTCGTCGCCACCAGCGGCAGAGGTGGTTGTGGTGTCGTCGTCTTGGATGATGTCGTCGGTGGTGGGTTGTTGATCGGACATTGGCTTCACGCCTCAGTGCCCTTGAGCTTTCCGCTTGCTCAACTTGATCCGTTGTGATGCAATGCGCAGCTGCGCTGCTTCCACTAGGTGTGCAATGGGATCGTCGTTTGTGATCGGTTCAGTGTGCGCTGGCGGTGGCGTGGTGGTCATGGTCAAGCGAGCGTGGTGATGCTGGTGGGTGGGTTGAAGGATTCGCCGGAGTAGAGCGCACGACCTGGCGTGAGTCGGATGCCTTTGATTTTGTGGCGCATGGCATCAGCAGCGGTGATGTTGCCACGGTTATCAATACGGTCTGGGAGCGCAGGAGTCGGATCTCGAATGATCGGGCCATCCAACGGACCACCGTGGATCACTTCGATTTTGCAGATGATGTTGCTGGTGGAGGTGGCTGCAATGTTAAGCGGTGCGTTGAAGACTCGATTGCCGTTCACGTAGCCGGCGATTGTGTCTCTGGTCTTTACGATCGCAAGATGCTGCACCGTGTCTAGGGCAGTGGGTGCGGCGTTTACGGAAGCGTCTGCACTGGTTTCAGTGGCCGTGAATTCAAACGTGACACGATCGTAGGCAGGCGAGTTTTCTGCCGGCACGCCAGTGTAAATCTCGCGACCAGCAGAGAACGCGTATTCTTTGATGGGATTGGATTCGGCATCGAGTATTGCTACCTTAAAGACGGTGGAGGCAACAAGATAAGCCGGCACCGTTTGATTCTCTGGTTGCGTTGTGTAGATCGGCCCGCGCTCTGCGACAAACTCTTGGTTGCCTGGACCCACCACTCCATCAAAAAGGTCTGAGTCGGCTAAGTAGATTGACGGTGCGATTGGTCGTGCAATGCCGGATGGATCAGTGGTGAGCAGCTGATAGGTCTGTAGTACGTTGTTGCCGAGCACCTCAGTGTATACGTCGTATTCCCAGTACCAGAAACCACCAAAGTAGAAAGCACCTGGCGTGTAGCTTGGAGCGCCATTAGCGACGATGTAGCCTTCAAATGTGAACTGATCAAACAGTGACAACGGCAGCGTGGTGCTTCCAGTGCTGTAATCACCAAAGCCACTGGCCTGCAGTCCATCGCCAGAGTTTTCAAGGCCTGGTAGCAGAAACTCACCATCCTTAGAAACAAGATTGGTGGTTTGAAATGGATTCTGCGGCAACCCGCGCACAATCGTTTGAAAGCCACCCAGGTTGCTGTCATAGCCACCACTTGGCACGAGCAGCCAGCCGTACCCGCCACCACCCACTGCTGCAGGTTCGGGCAGCCGCCAGTTCCTGCTGTCAGCGCCAAACTTCGCAAACTGTGGTTTGGGTTGCAACGCGACAGGTTTCTTCTGCTGCTCTTGTGCATCCTGCAGCTGGCGTCGTCTGGAGAGAATGCGTGCCTTGACCGTCTCTAGGATTTCCCACGGCACCCATTCCAGATCAACGTTAGTCGTCACGGCTTGGTGCCGACTGTGATGCTGAAGCCACGCGTCTGACCTGACGCTAGAACCTGTGGCGCGTCATACAACCGCACAGCGTAAGGCTTGGTCCTGGTGGTGCCTACCTTGATGATCATGGCATCGAAGCTGAAGCCTGCACCACTGGCTGGTCCGAACTGCCCGGTGAGCGGTGTGGATTCAACCCGCCCAGTGGTTGCATTGAAGGTGCCAGCAGCGATTGATCCAGTCACTGCCTGGTAGCCACCCGCTGCTGCTAGTTCGACAGCTTCCCATTGCGCGATGGTGCTGGCGATGGTGAGGTTGCCCTTAGTGGCCAAGAACACTTTGTAGGACTGACCATTGAGCAGCAGACCATGCTGAAACTCAAGCTCGCCCTGTGTGATGACGAAAGACATCAGGCAACAGCGAAGGTGACGATGCCATCAGCGTTCCAGATCACCCTGAAGTCGGTGCCGGTGCCTGCAGTTTTGCTGCCATCGAAGTCTACGAAGGCAACAGGTGGATCATTGGCATCGGTGTCGTTGTAGAGGATGCCGTAGCTGGCGGTGATGTTGCCGCCTGCTGCTGTCCAGATGACATCATCAGCGTCGAACTTGGCGTCGTTGGTGGTGACGGTTGTGACGGCGACGTTAGCGAGGGTGGCACCACCAGCGGTGTAGCCGTTGGCTGCTGCGACTTCGGTTTTGGTGATGCCAGCGAGGGTGGTGTCTGCTGCGTTAAAGGTGGCAGCAGTGCAGAGCATGAGCTTGTAGGAATCGGCCACAGCATTGGCACCAGATGCAAAGCGCTGTGCCGTGTGGTTGTAGAGAGTAATGGTGACGGCCATTGCCGATACAGTGGGCGACTGGTCGGG